TTACCTGCCGGTCAGGAATCGAGCAGGCCACGACTCGCTGAAAGCCCGACCGGTGATCTTCTCGTACAGCCCCATCACATACCAGATGGCCGCAAGCCCAGCCGTGATCGCTGGTAAGACCTTGATGATTGTAAGCACGGTCACACTCGCTGCAATTACGTCTAGGGTATGTTTAACTGCTGCTATTACTTCATTGCTCATTTCGGGTCAGGCTCCGTAATTGCCTTGATCCGCACACCCGCTGCGCCACCTGCAAGGAGACCGCTATACGCGAGTGCAAAGTTAGCCATGTCAAACGTTCCGGTCTTCTGAACCTCATAAGCCGACAAGCCAAGGAACGACAGCGCGCCTATGATCCAGAGTACGCGGGCGACATCGACAGTCTGATTGTCGATGCCAGTTACCATGTGTTTAAAAAAATCCATTGTCGTTTACCTGTTAATTGGACCAATCCAACGCGGCAGTGATGCCCGTAGCTGTCACTACGTGACCTGTGTTGTCGGTCACGATACATTGAAGCGTAGCGGTCGCGCCGCCGAAGGCGTTTGTGGTGTAGCTGTGCGAGACATTGCACGCGGCACTCGTGGATGCACCCAGCCCGCAGCTATTCGGGTTGCTGGTAAATGACCAGCTGTAGGTGTAGCCGCCGCTGCCGTTGGTGACGGACACGCTTGGATGGCATGTGACCGTGCCACCACTTGCCGAGCTTGCGCTCTGGCTGTCGCTATGACCGGTCACATTCATGGGGATGTACGAGCTTTTACCGTAGAGGTCTGATAAGGAGATCGGCGACGCGCCCTTTCCCGCAAGTGCTAGCACATCGGCATCGCCCAGACTGATCGGGTAGGCGCGACCCGCATTGACTAGGCGAATCTCATTCATGACATCGGTCAGACTGATGACGCCGCTTGCTTGTAGGGTCATACAGCCCCCTTCTGACGGCGCAGCATTGCCTGTTGGATCGCGAAGCACAGGCCACCATAATTCACGGACAGGGAGCCGTCTTTCGCCTCCATGATCGCTTCCGGCACGATGGCACGAATCTCCTGCGCGGAGCCGCCGACAGATGGCCCGCTACCGTCGGTCCAGTCAAATGTGCCAGCCAGGTTCATGTCTGCCAAGGCATCAAGCTGTGCATCGGTCAGCGGCTTCCAATTCTTCTTCTTCCGATCATCCGATGTTTGAGTAATGGTGACGGCACTAAGCGTGCCAGAACTAGTCAGCGTCATCACCGGCGTGATCCCACCACCGGTTCCAAAGCCCCATTTCCAAAGTCCAGACTCAAGGTATTGCATCCCCTGAGTGCCACCATCAATCATTTTGTAGCCGCCGCCCCACCCGCCACTGGTGGTGATTGCCGCTGCGGCCGTTGTAGGACTGCCGCTGGTAGTGTTAATTAGTGGCCCTGTAAAGGTAGCACCGGACGACATGGCGAATGTACCAAGGTCTGTTGCATCGACCGTAAGCTTGAGCGCACCCGCCGCAGACCAGCCGATTTTTACGACGTTTGTAGTCTGTCCCATGCCAGTACCTTGTTGAACTGGCGTATAACCAAGGTTTGCCTGTTTAGTTGATAGGCCAATGTCTACATAAGCTGTGGTTGCTACTGCCGTGCTGTTTGTTCCCTGCGGCTTGGAAGCAGCGGTAACAGTTCCAACACCCGTTAGATCGAGTGTTGCAGCCAGAACGCTTATGGTGGCTTGCCCAGGTGTGGCCGAGCCTCCTGACGCACCGATGCGTGCGTCGTAATCGCTTCCCGGCAAAGATGAGTGAAAGTCAATGAAAGGTGCGCCAGCAACTCCTTGAGTTCCAAGCTCAAGTGCGCCGCCGTTCATGTTGACAATGCCGGTGAAGGATGGGTTAGCGATGTTGGCTTTCAGCGCATCAGCCGCGTCAGTCTGCGCTTTGGTATAAGCATCTGTGATGCCATAGCCTGCCACTGTTGTTGGTTTGCCTGTCACGCCTGTCCATGCTACGTTTGTAGCCGTTGCTGCGTTACCTGTTGTGTTACCTGATGCATCGATGTTCAACGCGACTATTTTGGCAAGAACACCACTAGCAGCGATACCGTTACCCACATTCACCTGCGTGATTGCGCCGGATGCTCCCCGGTAGTTCATGGTTAGCTGCCCGCCCGTAAATCCGTTAGCAAGCGTCATTTCATTAGTGTTATCAACGTTTTTGTAGCCCGTTACGTTGCCGGTCAGCGGACCGACAAACGATGTCGCAGTTAGAGCGCCTGTGACTTTGGTAGGGCCGTTGATTTGCAGCTTGTTGGTGCCGTCGTCCGTTGTAGTGCCAATCAGCACACGGCCCGCACTGTTGATGCGCAGGGATTCGACACCCGAAGCAACCAACGCCAGCATCCCAGATGCAGGACGAAAGATACCCGACGATGCTTCGCTATTGAATGCGATGCCTGGCACACTGCTGGTGCCGTCAATGAGCTTTAGCTGACCGGCCATTGACGCTTGGCCGTCGCGTGGCAGCACGTTGTTGAACGTATTGCCGATGTCCGTCACGAGCGTATTGAACGTGGCAGACTGGATGACAGTACCTGTTGCTACTGGCTGACCAGCAGGCGGAACATACGTCCCGGAACCATTAAATGACATGGGGTTGACCCTCTTATTATTCTGTGCGGCTTACGTGCCGCTATCGTTATTTACTCGCCAAGCGAACCTGCGCTTCCTGCCGTCGTCGCGCCCAGCGCTTTTGCGATCACGCTTGCCAATACGGGATCAAGTGGCTTACCACCAGCCCCCGTAAGCATGCGGATCATGGTCGGGTTCTGCGAAGTTGCTGCTCTTGCGAGTAAGCTTGAGACAAGCTGCTTCGCGCCTACGCCCGCAAGCGTTACCGGACTCGGATGCACGAGCACTGCTGCTGTGTCGAGTCCATGGCCGCCGATGGCCTTACCGATAATCGAACCCAATCCATGCCCGCCTGATGGTCCGTACAAATCGGCCGCAACACCCGCAAGGTCTTGATACGGCGCATCCCCTTTCAGGAATGCATTGCTGAATGAGCCGGTCTTTGCTGCTTGGAGCATCTGGCGCGGAGTGACCACGCCAGTATCGTTGCTGGCCTTCACCATCTTTTGCACGGCAAGCAAACTGCGATACTGATCGTTCGCGGCCTTGAAAGCGCTCTGCTGTTCAGGCGTCATGTTGCTGGTCAGCGCATTGTTGATCTTGTCGATGACCTGTCCGGCCAACTGCTTTTCACCATGCGTCGTGCCTTGGCTGTACAGAACACTTTTCAGCTCGCTTGCTAAGCTCTGGACATCAGCACCAGCAACCGGTATGCCTGCGTCAATGGCTTTGGTGAGATTTCCGATTGCGGTATGCACCACGTTGTTATTGGCGATGCCTTCCGTGAGTGGGTTTGTGCCCTGCTTCACGAGTGCTAGAAGGTCGGCTTTCATCGACTGCGGCAACAGGATTTGCACGTTCGTGGCATCGTCTAATGCCTGCTTGATGCCGGGACGCGCAGCGTTCAGCATGTTGGTATCGATTGGACCCGCGTAGTTCTTGAGTCCCATGCCTTCCGCGACCTTGCCCGCAATTGCTGCTTCGCCGTCTGCCTGACTGCTGATCACGGCCTTTGATGTCGGCATCGAATCCGCGATGTTGCGCCAGAAGCCGTTCGGGCCGTTGACACCCGCGACGGTGGTCGGCAATCCTTGAGCTTGTGCATCAGCGAGTCGTGCAGTTGCAGCGGCATCGCCACCTAGAGTTTTAGATGCGATAGCGGCCAAGCCCTTCCCTGCCCCATAACCAACGCCGCCGCCGACTGCGCCAAGTGCGCCTTCCGCAGCGATGTTCTTCAAAATCTGACCATCGCCAGTTGTCGGCGTCAATGCTCCAGATGCAGCACCGGCAGCGCCGTTTGCCATCAAAGCTGGAATCAAACCTTCGGGAGCAACCAGACCGGCAGCGACGTATGGCAAGGCCTTCGTACCCACACTACCGATCTGACCGCCTATTGTATTCCCAAGTGCCTGACGTGTTGGATCGGCTTCGGCCTTGGCCTGTTGTGCTTGTAACTGCTTAAGCGTGGCGTCGTCGCCAGTTACGCGATTTGCCAATTGACGAACACCACCGGCCATGTCAGAAACGGCGTTGCCCACGCCCTGCACAAGGTTCGTCGCAAAGCCTTGATCATTTACCTTTTGTCGAGCTGCTTGGTATTGCGCCAATGGCGAGCCGCCAACCTGCTGCACGATGTCGTCTGCCGACATGCCGCTCGATGTCATGCGCTGGATCATGGCCGCCACAGGCGATTTTGCAAGCGATTGCACGACTGCTTGAGGCGATGCGCCGCTTTGGATCAGGCTCACGACTGCACTTTGAGTCGAGGCCACTACGTCAGGGCTGAACGGCTGGACGCTGGAAGGTGACGAGTCCAAATGCCCGGCCAGCTTTGCAACGTAAGCTGCCGTCTCTTTCGGAAGAAAGCCGTGATTCGCAAGCGACAGCGCATCGGTGGGCAGACCCGAACCCGCAGCAGCCTTGATGGCCTTATCCACGTTGCCCGGTCCCCAGTTGTAGGCTGCGCCAGCAAGCAACGGGTCGCCGTACTTCTTCGACAGGTCGCCCAGATAGTCGGCAGCACCACGAGTTGAATCGGCAGTGTCGTGGACATTGACGTTGTACTGTTTTGCAGTACCGGGCATGAACTGAAATGCACCTTGAGCGCCCGCGGGCGAGGTTCGGCCAATCACTTCTGGATGACCGCCCGCAGTTTCGTTTTTCAAGACGCCTGCAAGCAAGCCCGGATGCAGACCGCGATCCTGTTCAAGACTGCCTGCGAACTGCTGCCAGTTCGGATTATCGATGAGTAGATCAGCCATTATTTGAACCCGTATTGTGCGGCGCTAACCTGTTGGCCGCGACTCGGAACAGCACTTGCCGCACCTGGAGCCGTGGTCTGTAATTTGTCCCTGTAATCCTGTAACGCCTGCTTCTGCCTGATCAATTGCGCGTTCATACTGGCGATAAGATTCTTCGCGGCCTGCGCGTCGGTCGTCATTCTCAAGCCGCCATTTTCCTCCATGTACTTGAATTCGCTTTGAGCCATCTTGGGAGCGCCACCAGCATCACCGGCACCCGCAAGTGCATTACGCGTTTCACCGAACAAGTCCTGTGCAAGCAGCGCTTGCAGCTCTTGACGACCCGGTGTCAGGTTAGGCAGATGGCCAAGGTATGGGCCTGTCTCCGTCGAGTTGTACAGTTCCTCGATTCGCTTGTTTCGTGCCAAGGCCGTATCAATAGCGGCCTGCGCATTTGCGTTCGACTGGACAGCAGCGCCGATCTTCGCTGTCTGCTCGTCGTTGCGGGCAACGACGCTGGAATCGACAACAGGTTTGCCACTGCCATCGACCATTGCTGATGTGCTGCCGTCTTTATGTACGTTCAGACGGTTGCCGTGTTCGTCCGTGGTTTGCCCTGTAACGATCTTTTCGCCACCACCGCCAATGCGCTGATGCTGCGTTGCGCCGGTCGCTGAATCTTCCGTGACTTGAATAAAACCGCCGTTCACCGGATCGGCCATGACAGTCGTTTTGTAGCGGCCAACTTTGCTGCCGAACAGGTTGTTCATTTGTGCCGTCGCCATTTGCTGGCCCATCGGACCCGTGCGAGCAATGGCTTGCAACTGCGCGATCTGATCTGCCTGCGTCGGCTGTGCATTGGCGACGGCCTGATCCATCATGGAACGCGGATCGCCAATCGGAGCTGTCGGCTCCTGCTGCTGCGGCACTGGCGGTGCTGCCATTTGCGGTTGTGGCTGCGGCATAGGCGCTTGGCTCTGTTGCGGCATTGGAGGCATCGCAGGTGCTGAAGAAGCTGGCACAGTCGCACCAGTGACATTCTGTGACGTGCCAGGCACATTGCCTACTGGGGCCGGAGCTGGCGATGGCGAACCACCACCGAATAATTTTGCAGCGGTCGCAATCTCACTTGGGCTAAGACCACCACTTGCACCAGTCGGCAGATTATTCGGTGGGCCAAGCTTGCGCGACAAGTTCGAACCTGAGCCAAGACTTTGCGGGCCACCTGTCACCGACTGGCTTGGACCTGACGGCGCATTCGCGGCAGGAATAGCGGCACCAGACGGCGAAGCACCTGTTTTCGATCCAAGTGCCTTAGCTGCTGCTTTCGCGAGTGGGAGTATCGTAGTCGTGGGCGTATCAACTGCGAAGGTCTGTACATCGGGTGATTGATCCGCATTCGGGTCAATACGCTCACCGCCTTGAATCGTACGGCTCGCTTCACGTTGAAGCTCCGCATCGCTTTCACGTTGTACCTGAGCTGCGGCAGCGCGTTGACCGGCAGGCGAGTTCTTGGGGTCCATCGCCCAGGTCAATGCATCCTGCGAATCTTGCGTGAGTTGCTTCTGTTTGTCGTCGGCTTCACTATTGGCTTTGGAACCCAGAACAGATGCAAAGACGCGGGCAAGCGTCGAACCCGCATTGTTACCGCCAGCGAAACCAGTAAAGTCGCCGCTCTTGATGAACTGTCCTTGATTGGACTGCGCGCCCAAAGCCTGTAACGCTTGAGCGGCTTGCCGCTGACGTGCCAGCTTTTGCGTTTCAATGTCGTAATTGAAGGTACTCGGATCAGATGGCGTCGAGGAACCGCCGAACCAGTTATTTGTCATTCAATGTCTCCTGTGCTTCGATGAGACGACGAATAAACGGCTCAACGACCACTCTAATTTTCTTCAGACGCGCATTCACTTCGGAAGCGACTTCTGGATGGTTCACTGCAAGGTATTTATGGGCACCGTGCTCAAGCCATGCAGTGCAACGCATGCAGTCGGGCGTCGAGGTCATACCTGCGGCATAGAACGGCGGCAAAGGGATACCGTGATCGGCAATGCATTTTTCGACATCTGCCGTTGTCCAATGGGCTATCGGGAATAGCAGTTGGATGCCTTCGATTACCGATCCATTTACGACGTGACTTTTGGTGCTATCTTGGTCTCGCTGCCCGCGCATCAGCAACGTGATGCCGTCTGCCTTCATGCGCTCGTGCATGGGAACCATAATCGAGTGGAAGCAGCAGTTGTGGCGATCGATCAACGGCACGTAGCCGTCGATGTCTTCGCGGGCAAACTGGAAGCCCGTACCCGGCTGCATGACATCGCTAGGCCAGCCCATCTGCTCGTGGACCTCGTTGACACGCCCCATAATTTCAACGAAGCGCGGAACGACGCTTTTTACCGCGTCGATGAGCGCTTTCGTTTCTGGATACGCATCGCCGCTGTTCGTGTAGTAGACCGTGATGCGATCCCAATACGGACGCAAGGCAAGCAGCAAAGCTAGGCTGTCGCGGCCACCACTGAACTGAACAGCAATGCGCTTATGCGCATCGATCATGGAGTTGAAATCCACGTTAGCCATTAGAACGCAATGGCCGCTGCTGCCGCGAGCGAACCGACTGTGCCCATGGTCGAACTCGCGTTCGCACTGTTTTGTGCCGCGACACCAGAGTTGTACTGACCTGTCGCGCTGGCCGCACCCGAGTAGTCTGCACCCGGCGTGTAACCCGCTGCGGTAAAGCTAGGCATTGATGGGCTGTTGACTTGCTGACCTGTCAGAACCGCGTTCATGCTGTTCAGCGGCTGCAAGTAATTCTGGTACTGGTTCTGATAGGCGGTCGTGTATTGCTGCATCGCTTGGGCATACGACTGCTGTTGAGCCGCATTGCTGCTCTGTATTGCTTGCTGATTCGTGCCATACGTGCCGAGTGCCTGACTGTAAGCTTGGCCGGCTGCCGTGTTGTAGGCGGCTTGGTTTTGCAAAGCGGCTGAATTCTGCGCCAGTCCATTGCTCAAGCCCTGCGTTGCAGCCGCATTGTTGGCGTTGAATCCCGACAGGTCTTGGCTGTACTGTTGACCTGCTGCCGAGTTATTCAAGGTGGCATTGCCCATGTTCTGACTGTACTGCTGGCCTGCCGCCGTGTTGGCCGCGCCGAAGCTGCTAAGGCCTTGCGAGTAGGCTTGATTTTGTGCCGAGTTACCAGCCTGATAGCCAGCCAGCGCCGACGCGTAATTGGTGTTAGCAAGCTGGTTGCCGGTGAGGACAGCTTGATTTGCCAACTGGTCTTGCTGCTGACCTTGCACGCGCAATGTGTTCTGCATCGCGTTGTTGTAGGCTTCGGTGCCAGGCGTCAAACCCTGCATGCGCAGTTTGGAATCCAGATTGCTCTGGTCTTGCTGCCATCCATCGGTAAGCAAACTAGTCGATGCCTTGTAAGCTGCTTGGGTGCCTGCATCTGCTGTCGCCTGATCGAACTTCGGCGCATTCAAGTTGACGCTGCCTGCTGCCGACGTGTAAGCGTTTGGATCGGTTTGCACTGGCGCACTGGATACCGAGCTTTGCAAAGGATTGGCGCTAGACGTAAAGTTCTGGTTTAGCCCCTTGTACGCGCTGGTATAGCTCGATGGATCGTATTGCGTTTGATTGACGCTGCCGACACCCGACGGATTGAAGCCTTGGAAATTGGTGTTGATGCCCGGTACACCACTTAGGTACGACGACATGTCAGGTGCATTGAAACCATGCGCCATCGTGCTTGCGACCTGCCCTTGCAGGTTAGTTGCCAATGACGATTGGTTCTGCTGGATTTGCTGCTGGTCGTTCAGCGCTGCTTGTTCTGCTGGCGTCAGCGTCGTGGTATTTGTCCACTTCGTGTACGTGTTCGCATCCGGCCTAGTCTTCGGGTCCGAACCTGACGCCTGCCAGTTCGCCAATGCAGTGTTGTACGCTGCACTATCCGAAGTTGATGCCCATGTCGAAGAACCCCACGGAGTAATTTGATCCGGTCGGTTTGCGTATGTTTGCGCGTTTAGATTCTGTGCGTTGCCTGCGGCAGTCGCTTGCGCTGCACCTGTGTAATCCGGTGCTGGTGGTGCTGATCCTTTGGACATCTGCGCGTCCTCATAATGTATGTTCAGTTGCTATTTAGCGAGTGGTGACACTCCTTTCTGTCGTGGCCGACAAATGAATTACCGCTGCTGATTCGGATTGAAAACCGTGCCGCCCTGTATGGTTTGCGTCTGCATGCCGGGTCGAATTTGTTGCTGCGATCCCGCAGGTAACGCCGATCCGCCTTTACCCAATTGCGACATGAGCATGCTTATCGCCTTCAGTTGGTTGTCGTTCAATGACGACGTATTTGTTGCGCCAGTTGCCGGTGCCGCTGGTGCTGCCGGTGCTACAGGTGGGGGTGATGTGCCTTGACCCATTTCATTTCTCCTGATGTTTTGAAGGCTTTGACCATGGGCCTGCCAACCATTGTTTTCGCGTCAGTCCGTAGATCAACGCATCCTTGTCTTCGCCGAATGCGTCTGGAAGACGTGCCGCAAAGACGTGACCCAATTTCTCGTGCATGGTGATTGCTGGCGCGTTATCGACCGACACCGTAAAGTTGAAGCGGCTTTTGCCTGCATGACGGAAAACGAAGTCGTAAACCGTGAACGCAAAGTCGCGGGTAAGCCATCGACGTGAGCCATTGCTTGCGATGTTCCCTTCGCAGGCGAAGGGACTCCATCGGTTGATGGCAACGACAGCTAGAATTTCGGGTGCGCGATCCTCATGCATGATCAAGTGCGCGATCGTCCTGCATTCGCTCGCATTAAAGTCGCCCACACAGCCAATGCGCTCCTGCATCCATTTCAGGAACAATGGCGCATGCCGCTGGTCGGTAATGATCACGTGCTTAGGCAAAGGGGCCACCCGGCGCAACCAGCAAATCTGTCGCGCTCCAAAGTGTGTCAGCGGTCGCACTGACGGATACCGTGACCGCCACATACGTACCTGGGAACGACGAGACACCCGTCCAACGGTTCACAGTAGTGAGGTTGCCTACCCATGTGGTGTTTGGGTCATCCCATCTAGCGGTATCCCAGACTGCACCTGTGGCCGGATTGACGGTCGCACTGCCAATGATCGGAGTCAGATCGAAGTCCGTGTTGACGCCCACATAGACGTTCGGACTTGAACTGCCCGTGACCAGAAACGGCTTTACCTGCTTGACGTGCTTGACGACGCCACTGCCGAAGGCTGCATCCATGGAGCTGAACGCGGTCATGGCCGTGGCGATGATGTTGTTGCCCCCTACCCCATTGATGTCGGCTCCGTCCTGATAGCCAATGAACGCAAGTGCCACGAAGCCCGTACCACCGAAGTAGAACGCGTCGTTGAACAGGCCGAAACACTGAGCAGGCCAGCCGGTAAATTGAGTCCAGCCCTGAGTGATGGTGTTGAAGCAGAACTGGAAATTATTAGCTTGCAGACTCTGCGGAATGTTCAACAGCATGACGTTCGCACCTGGATACACCGATGCTTCAAAGCCCGGAGTATTGGCAAGCGAAGCAACCAGATTGCCGATGGTCGGTGAGATTTTGTACGTGAGCGCCGATGAGCTTTCGACGCGGGCGCTTTGCAGGTATTTGCTCATCGGGTTCAGGCCATCTTGGGTCAAGATGAGCAAGTCACCTTCATACTGCGTGGTGCAACGACGGCCAACAGGTGAGCCAATTTTGTATTGGCCGATCATTGTCCATGCCGTTGCATCGCTTGGGTTCGTGCCTTGGAATACCACGACATCGCCCTTGTCGGAAACGCCGACCAGCATCGCTTGCGTGCCACTCGATCCGCCGCTATCCATCGTCCACGTTGACAGCTTTTGCAACTTGCCGCCGTTAGGGAAGAACGGGCCGAAATCCAACGGATGCAACGCCCCGCCGACTTGGCCGATGTCGCAGTAATAGCCGACAGTCGTATTGTTTGCAACAAACCACAGACGCTGCTGGTGCAGCACGACATCGACGAAATTGCTGATGCTGAGCGGATTAGAATTGGCGTCAGTTGCCGCGAACTGGCCGACGCCCGCAGGGCTTGCAACCTGAGTGCATGTCTTCCAAACGGAGCCGTCATACAAGCGCGGTGCGTCGGCGCCATTAACAGCTATTAGAATGCTTGACGAGGCTTGCGTGTACGTCTGCACGACGCTCTGCCAGTAGTTGTTCGTTGCGCTTAGCCCAGACACCACAGGCGCGCCAACAACGCCGCCACTTGTCACGTCGTAGATGCCACTACCTGAGCAAGCAAACAACCTGCTGGCCCCGTTGAAACGTCCGTGATACGCGAGCAGACTAGTGACCGTTCCCGGCAAACCTGTCGCCCATTTACGATAGCCAGGTCGTACAGCCAAGCCCTGATTGGTAGCGACGAAGTTCTGGATGCTTAAGCCGTAGCTTGGGTCCATGGACTGCAAAGGATCAAGTGTGTTGATGCCTCGGAACGGCGCGGGCATCTGCACGTTTTGCGCGCTGCGCTGTTGCGGCGTGAATGACGTTTTTCCCATTACACACCAAAGCCGGTATCTGGAATGTTGGCAGTCGAGAGCAACGGGATGCCGCCAGTGCGACCGCAGATGTTCAAACTACGTGGTGCGGTGTCGGTGCTTTTCGCGTATTCCAACGCGCGGGCGTAATCGACCAACGCCGCCGTCGTATCCATGTTCACACTCGCCAGCCATTTCAGCTTCGCGCCATAGGTCACACAACGATGGTCAAGAACGACCTTGTCACTGTCTTGCAGGAACGCGCTTTGTGGAACGCCAGCACTGCTGGTGCAATACGCATTGCTGATGTATTCGTAGACGAATGTGTAAGGCGTCGATCCAGGTACGGGATAAAGGAACAACCTGTTGTTCATCATTCGATAACGAATAGATGGGCTGGATGCCAGTTGCGATACCTTGACCTGTTCCCACTCAGGCCCGGTCAGTGGCCCCATCATCGGCCAGCGATTATTCTGGTCAAAGAACGTACTGCCGATGAAGCGCTCTTCGTCAGTTGGGAACGGGTAGTTATCAACTCCGGGAGTCGTGGTAAATGAGTAGCTCTTCTGTAAAACCTGCCAATCGTACTCGCGAAGCAAGTCGTCGCAAGTGGCTTGGATCATGCCAAGCAGCTTCAAGATGTTGGTATCGGTAGACGACACAACAGTGGTCGGCGCTGGAAATCCAAGCTCAGTGGTGATCGTCTTCGCGATCTCTAAAAGGGTCTTCTGAACCATGTTGTTGTGTCGCCTCGTTAAATCCTTATTTAGTTGATGCCGTCTTGGATTCTTTCGGCAGCGCTTGCGCCAACATGGCAGTGAAGCGATCTTCCATCGCCTTGAGTTCGGCCTTGTGACGTGCTTCCTGTTCTTCCATCTGGGCACGCACTACAGCGGTAGAATTCTTGTCTTTCGCGTCTTCCAAAAACTGCTTGGCCTTGTGTTTCATGGCGTAGAAGCCGCGCAACACGCCGCTTGAGCTATCGGAGAGGTCGGCAAGCTGCTCGACCGTGCGAATGCCGTGATGCTTCAACTCAGCGATTTGCGCCGGCTGCATAGCGGGCCACAAGTCCAATGGAGTCCCGATCACGACTGCGCTTTGCCCTTGCTTGAACTGCGCGTACTCCAGCGGAAAACGCCATTCGTAGAAGTCGGTCACTGGCGCATGCACGATCAGATCGCGATTGCCCGGTATCGTGATCGTGATGAAATCCATGTCGATGTACTTCGGCACGCCAGCAAAATACGTCTCGCGCTTGGAAAACACCGATTCGACGGTGAATTTGACGTTCAGCCCGGTGTCGTCGCCATAGTCTGTGTGCTTCATCAAACGGCCAGTTCGTGGGTCACGAACGCCGCGTGTTTCTTCTTCCGCAAATCGGTTGATGCCGCCTTGATTGGCAATTGCTACATCAAGATTGATTTCGTTCAGGTTGGTATCTGTATTCATTAATTTCTCCTGCCATGATGGAGCGAGTAACGCTTGTTATCGCGGCTCTCCGATCTGGTGGCAAATAGCAGCGGCATTATTGCCGTGCTTTGCTATTTATCTTGGAACAGTCTATCGATGACAACTTGCACGAGATAGGTTAAAGTTAGAACAATTTCGCTCGACTGGGGCGCTCACGGTGTAACACGCCATTAATTGCTAACCGAGTTTAAAGGAGATTACAGCCAGATGAAATTGTTCGATGTACAGCGAAATACTTATCTAATTAATAGCGAAGCCACCAAAGACAATCACTTCGTAAGTTTTCACGATGCTTGGATTGAACGTGGAATTGTTGCGACTAGCTCTCATGTTCCACCCTGGAGCGAACGGAGCTCCATTTCCTACAAAGAACACTATTCTCACCGAGATAAATTAAGAAATCTTCCGGAAGGTTCCATCGTAATCTTATGGGTCAGTCTGAAGGCCAAGGGTAAAGGTCCAAAGGGTCTCGTCGCTATAGGCACTTTCGCGGACGACGGCTCCATTACTACTGCGCACAGTGTCGAGACAGGAAAGATTAGCCTCTACGCTCACGAAGAATTTCAACGTAAGGTCAACTGGAATTTCGATCTTAGGAGTAGACCTATTGCCTATTGCGAAGTTAGGTCAATTATCGGATCGCACCGCGATCCGATAAGTCCAATTCCACCAGAACAAAAAGGCAGACTGATTCGTCAGCCTTTCCTGAATTTTTTAGAGCAACGTGTTAAGTCAGACCAGAGCGAAGCTGACTATGAATCGATTCAGAAGGATCTTGAACAAATCGACGCTGATCCTGGTTTGACAGACACGCAAAAGAAAGTACTCAAAGATGCACGTATTGGCCAAGGAAAGTACCGCGATGCGCTGCTAAGATTATGGGACAGACAGTGCGCGATAACCGGATCTGGTCTACTGCCGATACTAAGAGCCTCGCACGCAAAAGCCTGGCGGCATGCGAGCAATGTAGAGCGATTGGACCCAAACAACGGTCTGTTATTGACGGCGACGCTGGATGCATTGTTCGATAGACATCTCATCTGTTTCGATGATACTGGCCAAATGCATACATCACCTATGCTTTCCAGCGTAGACTTAGAGTTATTCCGGCTTCCACAGTCACTTAGGAAACCGTTGAATGACCAACAGCGCAAGTACTTAGAATACCATCGCCAAAAAACGGCATGGTATTAATGTATCGCTGTACAATTAAACCGAGAGCAAACTTAGCTGGTTCAAAATAATGCAGTCATTGATGGATTCAGATGCTGAAGATCGATTGAACCAAACACATGAAAAAGGCTCCCGAAGGAGCCTTTTTCATGTCTGGATTACCAGATCAAGTGTTGCTGTAGATACCTGAGAACTGCGGACCACTCATGGTCAAGTTACCTGCCCATACCAAGGTCTTGACAGTGCTATCCTGATTGACTGCATTTTTGTCGTCCAAAGCGATCATGTTGCGATCCTTGTGAGTACGCCATTTCATGTAATCGGTGTTCAGGAAGTAAGCAGACTGCGCGCCAATACCCGAAGCGTTTGTATCGAAGACGACTGGAATGTTCTGGAACTGGGTAGTCACGAAACCGGCGTCAGCCATGCTCGAATCAGAAACACGCTGCATGACTTGCAGACCTGATTGGAACAGGGAGTACACGGCTGGCGATGCCAAGATGATTTTCGGACGATCAGTGCCACGTGTCATGCTCAATACGAAAGTGTTCCACTGGTTGATCAACGCAGTGCCGGTAGCCGCTGGAGCGCCACCATCTACCGATGCCTGATACTTCTGATTACGCCAGAATGTTGACGTAACGCGACTGATACCACCGTAGGTGCCGAGAGTGTTAGCTAGCGGGATAGCAGCAGCCAGGCCGGTGATGTTCTTACCACTGTTGCCCGTACCATCCAGATAGAAGTGTTGGTTCAAGCGATTTTGCATCGTTGATTCAGCGACTTTGACGCGAGCCTCTACGAGGTTGATCAATGCTTCCTTACCGCTGTTGATCAATGTCTCACGACCGGAGAAGGTCACTGGTACAGCGTATTGCGCGAAGGAGTACTGAGCAGCGGAAACTACGTCTGCGGCGCCTGTTGGCAGCGTGTCGTAACCACTGTATGAACCACCGTTGCCGTTTTCAGCGAACGACAGATTTTCGTTGATGTAAGTACCACCATCAAAGGTAGCGAAGCCACCACTTTTCTTCATCGCCAGAAGTGCGGCGTTATGTTGTGTGACGTTATCGGCGATGTCCTTCGAACGGTATTCGATGGTGGTTGCCGCGAGGTCACTAAGATTTGGGAATGCCATTTTTATTGTCCTTAGTAGACGAAGCGACCGTTTCTAATCGAGTCTTTATTCATCACCTGCGGTTGCTGTTACATCTGTCTGGCCGCTTTCACTCGTGTTATCTGGATGCGCATCCAGAGCATTTGTGTCGGCAGTTTGATCAGCTTGCTCGGCTGGACCTTGGTCTTGGTTATCGACACGCGATGAGTATTCGATGTGTGCTGTCAATCTAGGATCAACAACTGGTACTTCGGCACCTCGCGCCACAGTCAAAGAGAAAAGCGAAACAGTCATTGGTCAATCCCCTTTGTGTGGTTTGTTGTTTTTATCTATTTAGTAAAGAGCTTGTCGGCCGTTCACTCGCCGGTATGCTTATTCCACGCTAGCTCCGCGGCTTCGCGTAAGCTTTTTGGACGCGGTTGTGTTTGACCGCCTCGGCCATTGGAGGCTAGCGAAGGCTTGACGCTTTGAACTGCTTTCTGTGTCTTCGCCGGGACTTGAACAACCGGGTTAGCAGCGGCGCGATTGGCTAAAATCTGCTTTACTTCTGGATGTTGGTTCGCAGCGAACTCGTATGCATTGCGGAACAATGTCGGGAAGTCGTCGCCCTTTACAAACCCAGCTTCAATCGCTTTGCCCATCAACTCACCCAGGTCATCGGTGAATTCATAACGGGGATCAGCTTTGAACTGATCAATGGACGCTTGGATGGCGGCTTGCTGCTGTTCTGCCTCGCGGGCTTGAAGGCGCTGATTAACCAACTCATCAACACTTGGAACTGGCTGTGCCGATTGGACCGGCTGGACTTGCCCGCCGTTAAACAGATGACTTAATGTTTGCGCGTCTGGCTGGAACTGCACCATTAGCTTGTGAATGATTTGCGCTTTTTGTTGGGCATTGCCAGTGTGCAGTTGGTGAGACATGCTGAACAAGTCCTTTGCATGTTCAACCGCGCTAACGCCATTTTGGCGGAACGTGTCTTGATACGGCTCGGCGGCTTGATGAAAGTCTTTGGCCAGCTTGCGTTGGTCGGCTGTCTCTTGAAGCTTGACCTGCATGTCGCGTTCGCGGTCAACCCAGAATTTCTGGTATTCGCGAGGGACTGTGCCCCACTTCTCACGCAAGGTCGGCGTCATGGTGCTGGGTGCGCGAATTGGTTCGATTTCGCGACCGCTAATCGGGTCTACTTCTTTCGCTGGTTCGGTGCTGGCGGTATCCGCTGTCGTGACTTCTTTATCTGTGTTTTTTTCAAACGCCTTCATTACTGCATCGCGCAGATTTTTCGGTTCAGGCGACTCAACGGCTTCCGGCGCAGCTACTTCGATTTCTGCTACTTCTGGGACGTTGGTCGTGATTCCTTCTTCCAGCTCTACGCTGTTGATTTTGGAGTCTTCCATGATGTCTCTCTTATTGTTATTTGCTCACACTATGTGAACCGCACTTATTTAAGGTGCTTGCTGCGTGACCACTTTGATTACTGCATCACGGCGCTTTTTGTCGTCGGCGGCTGCAATGTTCTTCTTTTGGATTTTTGCTTCCGACTCAGCTTCGTGAGCTGGCAGCTTATTGTTGTCGCGCAGGTATTTCTTGTAGTCGTTGCCAGATTCGATCCAAGTGCCTTTGCCGCCCTGCTTCCCATCTGGCATGTGAAAGCCCTTGTGACCACTGAACGACATCGCGCCTATGGCCGGAGTGGTAAGCCCCATCACAGTTGGGACGCCGCAGCATTCAGGCGTTTGGTGTCGGTCAGCGACCTTGCGAATGTAGTCATACGATTCGTCGCATGTATGGCATCGTGATACGTAGGTCGGCATAGCTTATTGGCCTGTAAATGGTGGTTTGGAGTTCATTAGTGCCGCTGAGTGGGTCAGGATCGTCGCGGCTTGTTCATGAGCGACCTTCGCGGCCAATTCGCCTTGGCGAAGCTGCACTTGGGTTTCGCGTAATTGGCTGTCGCGCTCGTTCTGCATTTGCGCCAGTTGCATTTCCTGCTGCTTGAGCTGGGCTTGCATCTGCGCGATCTGGATTTTGGTTTGCTCTTGCATCTGCGAGATCTGCAAATCGATCTGCGCTTTTTGAGCAAGCGCTTGTGCCTTGGCTTCGTCAGGGGATGGCGGTTTCGGTGCGCCTTGACCTTGAGCGCCAGGCTGTTTGGCTTGCATGAGTTGCTGTAAGGTCTGATCGATCATGCCTTCAACGGGCTGTGCGCCCTTGAAGCCGCTGACAGCCCACTTGATCATCTCAAGGCCGAACGGTGCGATCTCAGGCGTATGCTGAACAGCAGGGAGAATCTGACCCAACAGGCCAGTAATCGCCTGAAGCGATGCGCTACGCTCTGCCTTCTCGGTATTCCAGTTGTCGAGCTGTAAGCTGTCCACGCTGACGCTCAATAGAAAGCTGCTCATCTGCTCGTCTTGCAAAAGCTGTAGAGCCGGGCCGATGAATTGCTGATCGACTGGCGACAGCGGCATAGCGCGTTTTGCCAATAAGGCTGGATCGTGGAATTTGCACATCAGGTGTGCTTTAAGGCGCAGTAGCTTTGCCACATACGTTGCGACATCTGCCTGACGACCAGCGAAGCGGCCAAACGACTGCTGGCTTTTTGCCGTTGTGGCTGTCGCTGTTTCATACGGCGTGGCTTGGCCGCGCATGATGTCGCTGATGCCTTCGACCTCGTAAATCTGGGCCTTGATGCGCTCGATCTGCTGTGTTGCGATAGCTGACGCGCTGGCGACTTGATCAAGCGGTGCGAACTGGATGCTGCCAGCTAAGCCGCCTTTGTCACCCGCGAACTGGGACCAGTTCTTAACGCCGATACCTGAGTTTTCCGAAACGGTCGTGTACAGCTCTTTGAGTTCGGAACTGGCAGCGTCATACACAAACCGCACGCCCATGGCTTTCGTCAATGCGGTGCTGCGCTGATTCAACTCATCCAGCTCCGCATACTTGCCTTTGACCAGATGGTAGTCGCTGATCGGAATGGTATTGGATGTGGTGAAGCGGCCAAGCGGCGGCATCGGTGTCGGATAGAATCCTTCAAAGTTGGTCGTGTCTTCCTGTACATCCAAGGGCACTGGTGACGACTCGGTAATCCAGAAAATCAACTCGCGCTGCTTGTCCCAGATTTCGTACACATCAGCGGTCGGCTCGGTCTGGTTTTGCGGATTCAATTTCGACTTGCTGTCATCCTGCGATTCCGACTTGGTGCTGTACGTGATTTCCTTCAAAACGGCGCCATCAACCTTATCGCCAAAGCGTTCCTTGATGGCTTCCCTAGTCATCGGGATACGACGAGCAACCCAACTACACATGCTCCACACCTTGCAGGGACTCCAGAAGAAGTCATCCCATGCCACGTAATCCGTACATGCTTCCTGATGCGTGATCATCGGCTGCTGCGGTATTAACATGCCGGTCGTCGGATCGATACCGTCAGGCTGATGCTGCTCTTCCTGCTCCTGGCGCAGCCAGCTAACGCCGATGCCCGCCACCACGTTATCGAACAGCACCTGTTTGAACGTGTCGTCAAAATTGCAGTTGTCCATTTCGTAGCTGAGATTGCGCTGTAAGATCAAGGCAGCGACACGCGACACGTCGTCCTGGCTGTCATCGTTGCGGCGCTTGATGTCGGGCTTCGGCGTTTTCGCATACAAGGCGGCAAGCTTGATGTCCGTGTTCATGAAGTAGATGTTGTACATACTGGAACCGGCGAAGCCATCCTTACGTACATCGCCGTAGCGATTCAGCGATTTGACCGCTTCCTCATTGAAGCTCTTGCGCTCCTTGCGGCATGCTTCCAATCCCTTTTGCCACTTGTCCTGCTCGGCTTCAGTCTGGTATTGCGTGAGGACTGGATCGTGGTCAAATGGGGCTTCGCTGACCCCGCTGTCCATCCCTTCGTTATCGTTCTTATCGGTGATCATCTGGTCTCCGTGCGTCTTGCGCGCACTTAATGTCTTAGTCGTATGCTCGACTTAAATTGCTTGATCGGGCTGCAAGATGGCGGTCACGCGCAGCTAACGCCTCGTCAAAGGTCATTCGTCTGGTATTTACCTGATTGGGATTTTCAAGGCGGTATTGGCGATCACGCGCCCGCTCGATTGAACGGCCAATGTCGTCGTCGCTGATTGACAGCACTGCATAGCGGAATGCATCGGCACCATGTGACCACTCGTTGTGGTCGGCATCGCTGCCGAACGTGTTGGAAGTACGGTTGAATTTTCTTGAGTAATTTTTCAACGCCTCGATGCCGCGATGGCACCTGTCGGAATCGATGGCGAAGTGGCCGAGTCGCAGGAATTTTCGTACCGCGTCGATACCATGCATGATGCGGCGGCCCGCATCTGGGTCTGGCGCAATGCGTGCTGGCAGGTCATGCGCCATGAATGTGTCGATGACAGACTGCTTGGTCTGAAACGTCCGGTGCTTGGCATCATGCGGAAGCCAGACAGCCTCGTATGTGTACGGCTTGAGCGCAAGCATGTCGCATACCTCTTCGGCATCGAACCCGCATTGCTCCCAGTAGTCGAAGAAACGGACTTCGCCATTGATCACTTGCCAGAACCAGATTACGGCCGCATCGGCGCGGCCCAAGTCCATAGCAAGTGATACCGGCTCACCAACCACATACCCGTATGGGCATTGCTTGTCGATCAGGCTGCGAAACTTGTTCTGGGATTGGGCGACTGCAATGTGCTTGCCATAGAACGAACCACGGAAGGCGGCATCGAACGAACATTCAAGCTCCTGCTCCCATTCCTCCACTTCCATCTCAGACTTCATGTCTTCGATTTCTCGCGGGTCCAGAATGCCGCTATCGCTGGCCTTCAGGCAGATGGAGAAGTATTCGCTGGGCTTTTGCTGGGCGAGCTGCCAGCGCTTGTAGAAGTCATTCTTGCCCTTCGGCGTGCCCATGAACACAACCCAGCCAAAGCGGTCGGAAAGCGCCGGACGGATGACCTGGCTGTAGACCTCTGGCTTCATGTCACCGTACTCATCAAGCACTACGCCATCGAAGTACAGACCACGCAGGTTGTCTGGGTTGTCAGCGCCGGCGAGGAAGATGCGGGCCTTGTCGCCAGTAACCGTTGGAATCTCGATCCAGAGTTCAGTCTCGTTCTTCTTGATGCCAGGGATTGCCTTCGTGAACTCAATCAGGTATTCCCAAGCAACCTTCTTCGCCTGCCCCTTGTAGGGGCACAGGTAAGCAAAAATGGGTTTGCCGAACAACTTGCCGGTCTTGCCGTTCTTCTTCTGGAAGTTGAGCGCACGAGCAACCAAGTCCTGAATAACGCTGTACGTTTTACCGGCGCGGCGATGGGCGACGATTACCGTCTTGCGCTTGCTGCGATTATGGAAAGGTAGGAATGCTGGGCGGGGAACGTACGGAAGATGGACGGTTTGAACGCCGTTACTCATCTTCGTCTTCGTCCATGTCCTCCACATCGCCCATGTCTAGCGCGGAAGCTGGGACGTTGTGGAATACCTGCACGACTGCCGGACCTGACTCTTTCTTCTCCGCTTCTGGCAATAGACGTGCGTAAAGCTTGTAGAACTCGCCCGGGTTTTCATGGCCGTACTGCGCAAGTCGTGGGATGCCACCAATCAGGTCAAACGCGACATTGAGCGCGTCTGCGACAAATTGGCGATCCCGGTTCTTGAACACGTAATCTTTGGGAATGGCTGGCAAGTGCTGTTCGAAGATGTCGATCAATCCGCTCTGGCGAATGTCTTCTTCTCTGCTTGCAAGCTTGGTCAGCGTTTCGGCGCTGATCTCCGTGACCGCATTGGTCGGTTTATTGCTGTCTTCCACGTAAATACCTCATCGGCTCACCTGGAGCCATGAGCTATTTAGGAGGAACCTATGAAGGAAGGCGATAGACGCGCATTGCGCAGCGTCAGGATGCAGAACATGACGCGATTACGTGACCTGGGCTTACCAACTGACTTGTTCAGTGATGGTTTCTGGGAACGAGAGGAGGAAGCGAGACAACGGGAATTGATGCTGTTGGCAATGTTTGAAGCAGCTTGGAAGTCTGGCTATTGGGATCAACTGTCTCTGCCCTTTCAGGACATCATCGACCGCTGGAAGGCCGAGATAGCCAGTCCCATGCATTTTGCAAGTATTGGCCCACATCCCAGATGGATGCCAATGCTGAATCGCACTGAACGTGAGTGGAAACGCCGAAACGATGGTCGGATGGGAAAGAGTTGGAAGGCTTACAAGCGCAAGATGTTGATTAAGAATCGTGCAGCAGCGGGAAAGCCACCACCGAAGTTTAGAACGTGACGTTTCGTTGTAAGTCGCGACCAATGTGTGCCATCATTACGGTTAATTTCACTAGGAGGTTGTAAATGGATTTGTCGAAACTGAGCTTGGCCGAACTGAAGGATTTGTCGTCGCGGATAACAAAGGAAGAAAAGAAACGGGCAAAGGCAGATGCTGAAGCTGCGCGCAATGAAATCTACGCAATCGCTCACCGACTCGGCGTACCCTTGAAAGACTTGATCGGAACTGGTGTCCGTAAGCCTATGGCCAAAGTCGCGGTGCAATACCGCAATCCCAAAGATGCATCGCAGGAATGGAGTGGTCGTGGTCGTCAGCCGAAATGGGTGAAAGAACTTGTGGCATCTGGTGCAGACCTGCAAACGGCAAAAGTGAAGGTTTAAACATGTCCCAAAACACGATTTTTACCTCCTTCCTTACTGCGGCATTGCTAACCGGCTGTGCAACGCAACTTGATTCCAGTGCTGAAAAGGTGCGTCTGGTTACAGCAACTCAAAAAGAATCCTGCGAGTCTCTGGGTATCATCAGCACTGACCAGCAATTAGGATTGAATAAAGCCTCCAACGCGATGAATAAGGCAATCAATGAGGTTGCGCGTCGTGGTGGCAATGCAGTCTTCGTATTATCAACAGGAACAAGCGGTCTGGACGGAGCTGCGGTTACTGCTGAAGCACTGCGGTGTAAAGTCGGCTAACGTTCAGGTTGCGGACGTTAGGATTTCGAAGGCGCTGTCCAATTACGGGAAGATCGGATAACACCATGACCATCAGAGATCGATTGATTGATGCAAAGTTGCTTTGGGATAATGGGCGCATAACCGGAGCTTGGATTCAAGTGTTGATTGCAGCCGCTGCCACGTCCAAAAGCCGGTACCCAGATAAGAAGGACGGCGAGGCATTTCGTGCATTCATCAAAGAAGTCGCGATGACGATTATGGACGGAAGAGAGGCAGTTGCCAGCCCCGGTATCACGGTGATGTTGATCGCTGATTCCCCATACGAAATCTCACTCGACGATGTGCTTTACAAACAACTCCGGTGCACACTACTGCACGAGGGGAAGATACCAGAAGAGGTTCTATTTTCTGAGCCCCAGATTGTCGACGGGAAGTCAGTGTCAACGTTCATCAATTGGTCGCCGCTAACCCTGCCTGGTAGTTGGGTAATCAATCTTGCGAAGGCTGTGGCACATGCTCCGGAGAACTTTGCAACGTGTGGCGATCTCGTGAGTTGACACTATCGGCTATCACGCGGCAAAGTGTGCCATTTCCTATAATCGGGCGCGTAGTGCAAGATTGAACGCGACGCCTACATGTAAGTCGAATTTCTGGTTGATGCCACCTACCACCTAGCGGCTAAGCGTAGCAGCATGTCATTTTCGGGATCAAGGTTTGGGGAGTTATTCACAGGCGAGATCAAAAATGTGAATAAGCGCAGGAACATCAGTGGAAACAATAGCTTACGTGACGCGACTGTGCAACCGTGTGACCTGCGCAATACACAGCGTATTACTGACCTCGCCAGAATACCTTTTGTATCAAGCACTTACATGACGATTGGCCGTCGTGTGCAAATAATGCACAAATGGACTTGTCGGTTGACCGACATTACAGCATGCCCTGATAGCCTACGACAGGGTTAGCTGGCTCGCAACACGTCATACGGCGTCACCAGACGTCACTGGCTGCGTCAAACGGCATAATTCGACACAAGGTAGCTGAACGATGCTCGACGCGTTTGGTGACGTTGCATTACAGCAATTCTGGGTCGCGTAGCCTCATTGGTGAGTGAATGGCAATCGTATTAGTTGTTCCCTACTGTCGCATCACCATGCGATCCGATTAATCGAATGCTTTCAACACTTAACATGGACAACACCCCACTCTTTATTTTGGTTGCCATCGCAGTAGCTGTTATCGCTTATCGCGAATCCCGCCGTCTTAGCGCTGGAGGAAGTGTAGCCTTATCCTCTCGGGATAAAAGGTGTTGTGCCGAAGCGTGCAATGAGGGTCTTCGTTGTATCGGCTACAGTTGCACGCCGGGGTGTGAAAATGATGCAGAAGCAGTGCATGCTGCGATTGTTTATTGCGAGGACGTGGGTGAACGGGCTGTCATCGCGGCCTCGCTTGTGGCTGTAGGCATAGTGGGTCACTACGTTAACCATCATAAACCATCCGACCATACGGCAATGATGATGATGCAGCGTACAAATGAATTGTTTGCGTCCAAGTTTTCTTTGACCGATGAACGATTACATGACTCACGAATGGACCTGATGAAACAGGACAAACGCGCACAGTTTATCGCTGAGACTGCAGCGCAATACGGCTTTCAGAGCTGCCACTTAGCCCGCGTAGGTGAATTAGGTGATGCTTTACGTGGAATTGCCATGTATGCGCCCACAGCAGAGAATCGTCGATAATAAACAGGGTTTGATTTAATGAAGAAATCAGAAGCGATCTACGCAACTATACTTAAGGCCGAAAAGCCAATCACGCCGCCGAAGTGTACGTTCGCATAAATGACATCACAATACCTATGGCAACCAACAAGAACCAACACTTCGTTCCCCGATGTCATTTGAAACCTTTCACACTTAGATGTGAAGATGCCGCAATTAGTTTATTCAACCTTGAGCGCAAGAAGTTGGTCACGAACGCACCGGTAAAGAATCAGTGCTCCAGGGACTATTTTTACGGGACAGATGAAGAGCTGGAAAGTATTATTCAACTAATCGAATCCAGCTATGGAAAGGCTCTTCGTGATCTTATTCAAGACAGCCGATCTCTAACGGAAGACAATGAAATAACCTTCAGGACATTCTGGATCTTTCAACATTTGAGGACAGAGGCGGCAGCCAAACGCGCCGTCCAGATGACGGAATCAAATAGAGCACTTGCCGACCTTCCGCCCGGAGAACTTTCGCTTGGCATAAAGGAGGCTGTTCAGATGGCGTGCAAAACGTTTGTCAATTCAATGCACGGAATTGACGACCTCAAGTTTTGCATCATCAAGAATAAGACAGAAGTGCCATTCATAACATCCGACAATCCAGCGGTTCTTACAAACAAGTGGAAGCTCGATAAGAAAAAAGATCTTGATCACTCTTTTGGCATTGGGACGGCAGGGACACTTGCTCTCTTACCTCTCACACCCAAACTGTTTTTTCTCGGCTATGATGGCGATGTCTATAACGTACCTAGCGTAAGAGGCATAGTCGAGATAAGAAACACTCGCGACGTAATTGCGCTCAATCGGCACCAATTCCTTCAATGCGTCGCAAATGTTTATGTGCATGATGCAGCCCACGAAGAGGCGTTAATCAAGCACTATTCGGAAATCGAGGCCGCACGCCCAAAAGTTCGACAAGTTGTGCATTACGCTCAGCTTGACAGTGCAGTCGGAGATCATAAGCGCTACGTAATCATTCCACCGGAAGAGCGTGATAAAACAAAAGAGGCGATCATGCACTCGCAGGTTATTCACCCTCACCCTGGAATTTGGCCCAGCCAAATCCAAATTCGAAAAAATGGTGCTGTCTACACCAATGGCACAGGCATAGGTTATGTCCGGTCATCTCGAGCTTTTGCGACCTCGGGTCAAGACTTCTGGCGGGAACGCACCTAAGCAGTTTTAAAGCCCTTCCGGCACTGCTTAGGTACGCAGACCGAAGCAGGCTGGTCGAAACACATGCCTACTTTCCTCGTATTGCTGCTCCCAGTTGCCGAACCATGATCAGCAGCAGCTTCCATCCCAGATAGCTACCGATCAAACAGAACCAGATGAACAGACAGTAAGCTGTAATGTTTATTGAATCTCTGTTTGCTTGAGTAGATGGCAGCAAACTTAAGCGAATGAGGATGACGATCAGCACTACGAATGTCGTTGACGCGAGTTTAATCATTTGAACCTCCCTGTTAGATGTCTGGAGTCTGCCGCCGTGGTAGCCAGAAATCAATAACCGTGTCGAGATACAACGACAGCCCGACTGATCATTTCATGTGCTGCGGATTCTCACCAAGTATTTGCAATCGTTCAGGTGTAGTGAACGCCATTGCTCCATAACCCAATGCGATTGCTTCCCTGACTTTGGCAGGAACTACATCCCAGGTGCAGGCCGTACTAACCAGCAAAAGTCGTTCGTCTAACTGCTGAACAGTATGGCAGCTCACAAATGCTCGTGCTTGATCACGCATACGCTCATCTGCCACGTATGTGAAGTTACCAGTCAGGGCATTCTTTTTACCTGGGACCAGAAGGATAAAGAAACCCAGATCGGTTGGCTTGAATGGTAAGGCCTTTAGATCGTTGTCATTGCATAACATTGCAGTTGGTGGAGGATTACTGATTAGTAGATCACGGATTTTTTGTGCTTCTTCAAATACGCTGAAATGGAGCATGGCAGTGGCCTCGTGAGTGTGGGGTCGCGAGTTTAATGCCTGTATGCTGGGTTATCAAACATGGCGTGAAGGCAAAAAAAATGCCCTGCGTGTGCCGGACATTTTTGGCTTTTTGGGAGACTACGGAGTTATTTATTTGCGTCTATCTTGGTTGTGTCGAACGTCAGTGCAAACATGGTCGCATCGGTTTCGTTCTTGAATGCGCGTGGGTACTGGGCATCAAACTGCCAGACATCGCAATGTGGCAGCGTAGGTGAGTCGCAATGCTCGTGACACCACTCTTCGTGCATCTGGTATTCATTGCTGCTGGCTGCTCGAAAATACAAATAGCCGTTTTCTTGAAGCTTGGGCATGATCTTTTCCTTGTAGCTGGCGAATCGATCGATGATACGCGCCACCAAGTAGCCCTGCGCCGTGTATTGCTGCATCGCCTGGGCGTACGCCTGCTGTTGAGCCGCAATGCTGTTCTGTATTGCTTGTAGTGAGGCAGGTTGCGGAGTCGCGGCGATTGTCGGTTCAACCGACAAGTCTGATGATTTAGGTTTGCGTTTTAATCGAGTTGGCACTAATGTGCCGTTAAGCCAGTTTCTAAGTTGCTTGATACGGGTGATGGTTGTCAT